CCGCTCGTCACCCTCGCGGTTGGCGGTACCAGTGAAAATAGTCGCGCCTTTACCGTCAGTGTAGTCTTCTACCATAGACCATTTTCCACGCGAGAGCAGCCGAGGGTTACTGAGTGTGCCAATCATATCGGCCACAATCGCCGTGAACTCTAGGTCTCCCCCCTCAGAAAGGCTCCATCGTGTCGTAAACTCGCAGCCGCCACGGGAAGACATAAGGTTTTGCAGGCCCGTAAGACAGGTCATATCCTGGTCATTCGTATATGTCCTATCACCATACCTTCCGGGCAACTCCTCCACAGACCCAGAAAACTCCTGCACCAAGCGATCCAGACCGATTTTCCGGGCAATCTGTGTATACGGGAGATTCTTGTACTCACCGGCCGCGATGTAGTTTCGGGCCAGCCACCCCTCGGCCGGCTGCAGACCCAACTCGATCGTATCCCCAGACCCGTAGGTGCGCTTATCTATCCACCCACCCCAGATCGCATAGGTGTCCCCGCGGGACTCGACTATAGCCGCCAAGACCGCGCGGAGGGGCTGAGTGGCCACCTCCCACAGGGGAGGAAGCCTATCTGTAATAGGGATCTGAAGCGTCGCGGCGTCAGCCCGCCCCATGATATGGGAGATACTCCCAGACAGACGGGCCCCAGGCAGCTCAGTGATCGCCCTACCTGTACGCTCGAAAGACACCCACCGAATACCCGCCATGCTCAGCCCGCATCCGTAGCAATCCAGTTGATTGTCACCTGCGACCCGGTGTCGACAAAAAGCGAAAACTGGCTATTGCTGACACCGAAAACTTTAGGTGTATTCCATCCCACAGACCCCGCGGCACCCTCGATAGTAGCTGTGACTACCGGAGGGCTCTGGAACCTACCTGCGGGGAGAGGGACGACCTTTGTGTACTGCCCCGCACCCCCAGCGAGAGTTTTTCCAGCCGCAATCTGCGGGACCCTGGGGAGCTCATCCGAGTAGGCTACCTGCCTCCACGTGGACCCCGTCCACAGCAACAAGACCCCCTGCTTAGTAACATAAATTGGCTGTCCGGGCCTAAGCGACATGCCGGTCGGCGCATTTGTATTGATGACCGGGATAACCCCCCCAGCAGCAGCGGTATATTCCCTGATATCCGTCACGGAAAGGCCGCCGGCTGCCCGGACACGGACCTCCGCCAGTGGCAGCACTCCGGTGGGGACAGCAGGAGTAGCAGGACTAGGTGATGCCGTACCGGTAGTAACTGATACCTCAGCCACATATTTTCCGGAGGCATCCACAGATCCGTCACGCACAGCGATACCCACGAGATCGATACGATCATATGAGGTATGGCGGGTAGCCAGAGTGCCTACAGTAGAACTCGCCGCCGACACAAAATAAGAGCCATTCGTGCTCTGCGCCGGAGTGACTACGCCACAGCCCTGCGTCACCACAACATTCGTCCCAGAGGTGCCCACAGCAAACCCCGAGATAACTCCGGTCCGGACAGCAAGCTGGTGGGAGTCGTGAGCCATTGTGACTCCCACCACGGCTCGCCGAAAATCAGCCGGCTGAATAGCCACATTGTTACCGATAGGAACAACCGGATCAAAAGCCATTAGAGAACCTCCTGTACAAAAATATATGCCTTACTCAGTGTGTTGTATTCGGGCCCGGAATACCGGATAGTCCAGTGCCCACCACCCAGTTCCTCCGGCCACTGACGTACAGATGGGATCATAGGGGGCTCACCCCCGAGAAGCGCCGACCGCTTAGTAGGATCGACTACTAGACGCTCCCCACTACCGAGAGACAGCCCATCCCACAGCAGCACATACCCCGCGCCCTCACCGGTGACATGGATAGTCGGAGAGACTACCGGACCCACTATCTCAATCAAGATACGCCCCCTCACCGGGACGTATAGATCCACCTCCCCCCCAGCCGTGGACGTGGCCCACCGCAGAGGAAACACCAACGGGAATTGCACACCACCGCTGACACTATGCATACCGAGCGTGTACAGACGCTGCCCAGTGGAATCCAGGTTTCCGTCAGGGCCCTGCCCGCCACGAAACCACACCGGATCCGGCGCCGTAACCTGAGTACTCCAGCGCAGAGTCCGCGCATCCTGAGCCCACGACACAGACAGCTCACCAGACCGCATCACCCGAATCGACTGCCACCCCACTGGTGTCTCCACAGACAGCCAGAAAAGCCCATCCGAAAGAGCCGTTTTCAGGGCCCTAAGAGCAGACTGCCCATCCGCCGGATCCGCCCCGACATACACGCCGGAGAGAGCGCCGGAAAGTGCTCCACTGTACGGGTTTGTGATCCATATACCATCCATTTGATGGCGCTGACCCTGAGAGAAGACCGAGGCGGGCAGCCCCCACAGGCCGATCTCCGAGGTGACCCAAGACAAGCCGTCATTCAGGTCTAGGCCCCGAGCCACCACACTCCTAGTCACGCCAGCCTCCTAAGCGCCTGAGACACCGCCACCGCAGTCGAATACGGATCTACATTATATGTATTGATTGTAGCATTAGTCGCAGCCCGTGCAGGGGCCGCAGTGGCGCCATCACTCTCGGGTATGACAGAGCGGGCCGTCTGCGCAATACCCATGGCGCGAGACTCGAGATACCCCTGCTGGCCAGCCATAGAGTCCGCAAAATCCCGGACAATAGCCTCACCAGAATATGTCACATACCCGTGCCCGGAGAAAGGGCCCCATTTTGCCGGAGAAAACGGCCACAGCCCTCGGAGATTCTCCATTCCTTTACGCACCCAGCCGGTGATTTTGTCCCAACTTTGTTTGATGCCTTTCAGGAATCCGTCGACCAGCGCCCGGCCAGAGTTGACCAGGAAGTTCCCCATATCCCCAAGCGCGCCCATAAGCTCTCCGGGAAAACTTCGACCCCACTCTAGGATCGCATCGGCGGTGCTTTTCGCCCCATTAACGAACCCGCCGAACCACTCAGCAGCACCACTAGCCAGTTGCGGTCCAAGATCCATGAGGGCTGTGACTATTTTACCGGGAAGCTCCGCAACCCATCGGTTAAAGTCTACGAGGGCATTAATGCCGGCAAGGGCGAAATCGCCAAACCACACAGCGGCTTTACCCGCGAGGTCATCCAGGAATACCAGACCATCAAAGATAAGCCCCGGAAGGTTGCCGATGAACTCTCCGAGTAGCCCAAATCCAGCGATGGCAGCGTTGGAAAAGTCCTCAGCCCACTGCATAGTGGTCATGTATTCCACGAAAGCGTTGAACCCGTCAACAATGCTCTGCCAGAGCCCAGCAAGCCATTCACCAAACCCAGCGAAAGCGTCTTTTACCCCGTTCCAGCTGTCTGTAAGCCACTGCACACAAGCCGCCCACACGCCATTGAGCCACTGAACGACAGAATCCCAGTTGGTTATAAGAAGATACAGCCCGGCAGAGAGCAGCCCGATAGCTGCCACAATCCACGTGATAGGGTTGGCCAGCATCGCTGCTGTGGCAGCCCAGATAGCAGCTGTGACCTGATACAGACCGACCAAAAGCAGGCCAGTCAGCATGGCCCCCATAACACCCAGAACCCAGGTGTTCTGCTGCACCCACAGGGCAAACTCCTGAAACTTTGGGATCAATTCCGCCATCGTATCCCCGAGCCATGTGAAAACCGCAGACCCGAGAGGCTCCAAAGCCTCCAAAGCCCTGTTTTTCAGCAGCTGCCACTGCTCAGCAAAATCCATAGTCTCCTCAGCCAAACCGAGAATAGAATCATCCGTGGCACCGATAGACTGCATCATATCGCCAGCGGAGAGGGTACCGCTTTTCATGGCCTCCACAAACTGCATGGCGCCTCGGGTCCCGAAGATCTTCGACGCCAGCTCGAGGGCGGCAGCTTCATTACCCTTTTCGAGAAAAGCCCCAATCTCTGCAGTAACACGCTGGAAAGCCTGTTTGGGGTCTTCACCCTTCTTAGCCAGGGTCACAAGCCCTTTAGACAGAGAGGCCATTACGGCAGTGCTATTCAGACCGGCCTTATCGAAAGCGCCAATCATAGCGACAGTATCGGTGAAGCTAAAGCCAAGTGTCTTCATGGACGGGGCCGCCTGCTGGGCCGCAGATGCCAACTCATTCATACCCACACCAGTAGCCTGAGACACCCGGAAAAGATTATCCATAGCCTCAATGACATCATCCCCGGCTATACCGAAAGCCGAAAAAGCAGCTGTAGTCTTCTGAATATTCACGTCCTGACCGAGGAGACGGCCGGCCTCCAGATACTGCTCGGAAACCGTTTTCAGGGTTTCACCGGAAAGCCCGAGGCGAGTGTTAAGATCGGCCACGGTAGAGCCGATTTTCGAGTACTCCACAGGCACCGAGCGGCCGATGCGCTTCGCGATATCCGCCATCCCCTCCAGAGCCTCGCCGGAGGCACCGGTACCTACCCGGATAGTGTCCGTGACATCGTCGAAGACACTACCGACCTCGTACAAGCCTTTGCCCAAGCCTGCTAGGAGACTCCCAGCCAGTACGGGGGCGCCCCAGCCTTTGAGGCCCTCGGCGAGGCGCTCAGAGAGCCGCTGCCCGCCCTGAGAGCCAGCACTCTCGGAGGCCTGCCCCACAGCAGAAGTAAGCTCGTCTGTGATTGTGCTTTCTGCACCTTTCATAGACGGAACAAGCTGAAAATAGCCCGTGGCCAGCTCGACGCTACCCATTATCCCACCAATCCTCGAACTCGCTAGCCGCTACAGGCTCAGCGCCGAATGTCTGCCTATCGTCGTCCTTCTCATGTGGGCGCTTTATAGGCTTCGGCTTTTTAACCCTTTTATCCCCGCCGCGCTGCCAATTTGCGGCCGCTAGGAGATCCACAACATTGGCTAGCATATACTCTACCCCGCCCCACGGGAGGCCGAGTGCTACCCCGAGTGGGGACCCCGGGGTGACTGTATACAGGACAGCTCTGAGATCCGACCACGTAAAGCGACCGGATCCCAGCTGCCGGAGCCTCAGGCCCTGACGTATAAGCTCACCCTCCACAGCCACAGGGTAAGCCAAGATTATCGTCCAGAGCCCTATTATTCCCCCGGGCCGATCCCGGAGTGCTCGGCCCATGCGTTCAGGAGCTCCCTCGCCTGAGACTCATCGATCTCATCCAAGATCCCCGGGCAGTACCTTTCCAGAAGCCTCATGGGGGCCATAGCAGCCGCATCCACGTCCTCTTTTCTAGGCTCACGCCCGCGGCGCTTTGCCTCCGCAAGAGGCTTAGAGACCTCCGAAAGATTAATTTTGGCTCCGATGGGCAGCCGATTCATATTGGGGAGAGAAAAGATCTTCTTCCCGCCAGGGAGCTTGAATCGGAAAGTCTCGGACTGCGTCACATCCGACGCGGAGAGCTCAAAAACTTTGCTCATGCCGTCACCACTCCATCATCGAGCAGAATGTAGATGCTGTTACCGTCCTTATCAGGGTAGCAGGAGAGAGTGACCGGCCATTTAATGGCGTCTGTGGCTGCGAACGTGATGGTGTCCGTTGAGGTAACCTGCCCATCCGGAACGAAAATGAGGATACGGGCGTTGCCGTCCTTCATCTTGAAGTACCATGATTTGTGGGGCAGTTCATCCGCCTTGATCTTGACGGTAGTCCTAGTACCGGTAGAGGACGTTGCCTTGGTGACAGAGACGTTACTCTCGCCAGCAAAGTTTTTGAGAGACTGCTCATTCGTTTCAAGCTGTGTCCACTTCAGCTCTCCGGAAAAAGATTCCAGGATTTTTTTCACGATAGTTCCGGACCAGTCTTTAATGTCGTTGGTCGACCGATCGACAGTCAGCTCGAGGCCATCCTCGGAGACATACCCGGCGTCCACAGCCTCCTGTGGGATAGTATCCCCAGCATGCGCCGGTACACTCGTCTGAAGCTTAGGGGACGCCAGAATTGCGCCGGTCACAGCCTGATCGGGTCGACCAGCGAAGATGTTCAAATTGTTAACGGCCATTTTTCCTCCTAAGTAGCAATACCGGCCACATGAAGCCGAATAGCGAAAGAATACCTACTAACCCCAGTATTAGGGTCAGGGTCCGGATATGGGGCCACCACGACGCTGCAGTGGTGGCACGGGTATTTTCCTACATACCCGCTGATAGGCAGGCTCTCCAGCAGATGCAGAACCCGGGCAGCCAGATCAAAAGCCTCGAGATCACTCTGCGGAGTAGTCCCCCAGCACGATACTGATATCTGATGCACAGACCGCCTCGGGTCCAGGATCTCCCCGCCCGTGGCCCGCACCACAGCCATAGGAGACTTCCCGATACGGTCTGCCTTTCCAGACGCCCGTATACCGTCCTGAAAATTCAGATACCGGATGACAGCAGTCTCAACATCCGGTCGTATACTCACACTCACGAAAGACCTCCAAAAGCTGCTGTCAAGACTTTATCTTCAGCCTCCATTTTAGCACCTTTATAAGTCTTAGGCCTAACGGTAACCCTCGATCGTCGAGCACCATCATACTCCGAATACTCGAAGTCCTCATCTCCGGCCTGAGCAACCATTTGCTCACCCCACTCGCGAAGCTTCTCCTTCACCTCCGGGCTCTTTCGCATCTCGTCAAAGGCAGAATAGTCGAATTCTAGCTTTGTGAACTTAAAGCCCATCAATCCGCCCCCACCAAAAACAGACACGTGTGGTCGAGGATAGTCCCAGAGTCCCACACCTGAGGATGCGCATCCACCCTATACTTAGGCACCGTATCACCCGACCAGATACCGGAGTAATCCCCCCCGAGACGCCGCACAACATCAGCAGTCAATACAGCCACCATATCCCACCGGAAAATCGACGTACCAGGAGGAGCCCACACCGTATAAGCGACTTTTCCATCGCCCTGATAGGTGCCCTCCAGTCCATCCATGAGGCCCGGCTGCACAGAGCAGCCGGGAACAACCCCACGAGTCCGGACAGCCCCATACTCCCACTCCCCGCGATCATTCATGCGACGCTCAGGGGCGCCAACGATGATCGTCTGGGTCATATGCGACACGACACTCATGGCCGCTCACTCAGCATGTACGGGCCGAGTACTCGGCGCACAGCATCACTCACCGTCAGCTGCCCGCCGGCCGTGCCATAGGAGGCGGAGATAGATCCCACAGCCTCCTGAGTCCTGCCCAGCGGGCTAGCCCACGAGGCCAGCACTACAGACGCCACAGCGGACGCCACAGCACCCGGCACAGTGTCATACCCGTGTGTCATGGTGACCTGCACCGCACCCAGCCGGCGGGGCAGAGGCTTTCGTGTCTCCACCATGCCCCGAGGAGACCACCCGTCCAGATCCATGATCTCACCGTCCACCGCCACCACAGGTGGGGCCACCAGACGGAGCGTGGGCAGGACCAGAGACCGCCCACCACGCGTATCCATGATCACCGTGTGAGTCTCCACCCCGGCGATATGCCAGCCGCACACGTCCCGCACCACATCCGAGGCGCGCTCGATCCAGCCCGAGAGCCCCGGGCTGGATGCAGGGACCCGGCCCAGACTGGCGTCAGCCAGCTGGGCCGGGGTGATCAGACTACTAGTCACGACTCCCCCGTGCCGGAGGGGGAGACGGCTCGTCATCCTCGACCGCCAGGCCGAGTCGCGCGGCGTCCTCGTCGCTCAGCTGAAGCTGAGCAACATACTCCCCAAAGAGGACGTCATAAACCTTCATATCCTCACTCACTTTGTCAGGTCCACTTTCGCGAAGCCGGCCGGCTGGCGGATAGCCAGAAGGGCCCTGCGCTCAATACGAGTAGTGACGATATTCGACACGAAGTCTTCTCCGTGGGAAGCTGTCGACTCGACCCGGATACCGCCACGGGTGTAGAAAGTTCCGCAGGCCTTGAACGCGCCTACATAAGCGGTGCCCTTTTCGACAGACGGGGTGACCACAGTACTCAGCCCCCACACGCCGGGGAAAAGCTGAACATCGCCCTGAGCAGCATACGCCGGCATAAACATGCCACCACCATAGTACTGCCCATTCTGGTCTTTTGCCATGCGGAGCTCAGCATAGTCCTCGACACTCATGATGACGCCATCAGCGGTGTAGCCAGATGTGCGGGCCACAGCAGATGCGGCCTTGAAAAGGGCGTCAGCAGTCGTATCGGTGCCCTTGGTGATGGCGTGGATACCGGAGGTGGCGCTCAGGCCCCGAATAGAGGCGCCAGTACCGGTGCCCTTGATCAGGTCCCTCTCCTCAGAAAGCTGCAGCTCATAGACTCCCCGACCGTTGATCTCCGAAACCAGGAAAGCGAAATCCTCCAGCATCTCGTCGGAAAACCGAATGATACCAGCGGTCTTTTTGTATGCCTCAGTGACCAGCTCGGGGTCTCCGACACGGAAGCTGGGCTTCTTGTCACCCTCCCCCACAGCCGAGAAGTAGCCCTCGGAAGAACCCTCGCGCAGCCAGGAAACGGCTGCACTATCGGTGGTGCCCTGAGAGAAAAGGTCTGCGACCTGAAGCCGCTGACGCTGCGTCACCAGACCCGGAAGATATTCCGTAGCATAAGGCATCGCACTGGTCGGCATCTTTTCGGGGTCTGATGCGTCTTTTCGGCCGAGCCACTCGGGAGCGTTCACAGAGCCCTTGGCCCCCTTCAGCCCTGCCAGGCGCTGACCGACCATCTTGACCACATGCTCGCCGAGGCTCTTGGCACCTGCCTGCTCGGGGGGCTCGTC